TTGATAATAAAATGTCTCTCATATTATTGTTTTTCTTGATTCGTCTCTGGTAAAAGGGCTAAAAGTTTTTCTGAATAGTTATCCAAACCTTTTATCCTCAGTTCATCTGAAACCTCTTTAATGGTTTGCTGAGACCTTTCAATATACTCAAAGGCCCAATCTCTTGAGTCAGAGAGAAATTTTATAAAGTTTTCTTTATGTATTGTGTCGTCAGACATACTGATGCTGTTATTTACTTGTGAGTTTAATTCTTCAAGTGCCCTGGTTTTTATAAAAAGTTCAGCCAACAGCAAGTTGGTTTTTTTTAATTTATCAAGCGTAGCCCAATAGGATAGCCCAAAGGAAAAAGACAGGGTAGCAAAAAATATCAAAAGCATCATTTCCATAATATCTATTGTACTCTATCCTGGGCTTTACCAGCGCCCGTAGGGATACCCCAAATAAGCCTATAAACGATTTTTAAGGCCTTCATTAAAGGTTCTTCATATCTTTTTAACCTAGTCATTCTCTATATCAAAAATATCTAAATCAGATATTTTTTTAAAATTTGCTGCTACCCAAAGAGTTACGGCAGTCAAGAAAGATAGAATTATTAGTATTATTATTTTTGTTTTCTTTTTCATATTGCTATCATTGCTCCACATCTTGTACAGGCGTTATAACTTTTTCCAGTAAATGGACATGCTCCAGCAGTAACCAAGATATGGCTTTTAACTTTGCAAACAATAATTTTAAATAATTGTTTAATCATTTTATTGCCTCTCTAGTTACTAAAACTATAGCACCACATTCTTCCAAAGACTTTTTTAATTTTACTACGTATTGTAGGGCTGATATTTTATCATCATGTCCCATGTGTAAAAACTTTTTTTCATCTAATTTTACCGTAAGAAAGTGTTCATTGTCAATAATCTCAACACCAAACCCTTTGGGTGGTGTAATTGAATGTACAGCCTTACGCATAATATCTGTATACATTTTTACTCCATGGTTAAGGCTTGCCAAGTAATTGACCAGTCTTGTTTGGTTTTATGTTTATTAAATTCTCTTGAAACTTCTCCACCTTCTAGGTATACCCCGCCCCAAACGCCCCATTCTTTTCCAGATATACCGTTTGCAAAACATATTTTTTTTACTGGACATTGTTTACAAAGTGCGTCAATATTTTTTCTAGATTCTTCGTGATCTTCATACTTATCAAAAAATGCGTTGTTGTCCATTCCCAAACATAAGGCTTCGTCTTTCCACAAATGCTGTTTCAAGATTAATCCTTATACTTATTTGGTATATCCCAACCATTACGACCAGGTTTGTAGATTCTATGCAAATACCATTTATCTTTTACTCTAATACCCACGGAAGATGTTTTTGCAGTCTCTGATTCTTTTAAATCAATTACATCCCAGCCACGCCATAATAGATTGTTATTTTTATTTATAATTTTTTCCATTGTATTTAAACTTCTAATAATCATTTTATTCTCCTAATACCTAAAAAGACCAACATCAATATTGTTTGCTTCTGCTACTAGAACCAATTTTGATTTTGATTCTTTTGGACGACTTAAAAAAACAAAATAATTAATTTGATTTATATTTTCACTTAACCATATTGGTGCAGCATTATAAAACTTAATTTTTTTGCCTCTTGCTTTCATCCCTCGTTCAGATAAGTTAGAAAACTCTGAAACAAAGTGATTTATTCTTGATGGACCAGCAGAGTAAATAATAAAATCATTATCTCCATCTTTCATACCAGATAATGCAACACTCATAGCACGAAGGAATACGTTGTAGTCGTTAAATTCCTTTGTTCCCTGCACCGCTATTATCATTTGGTCCTACCCCTTGTTTTAAGTCATCAAGTATTGATAACATCTTATCTAATTCTTTTGTTGGCATATTTTCAATATCTAATGGCTTTATTGTTTCTTCATCTACCCTGCCATTTATAGCATTTGCAGTATAAAAAACATTATTTAATATCCAATATGCGCTTCCGTCTGCTATTACGACCCTTAGCATATTTTTTTGAATATGTCTTTGAGACTGCGTTATAACTTTAGGCTTATCAAACCTTTGTTTTGGAACAATATCTTTAACCATTTCATAAATAGAACTTTGTCTATATTTATTTTTGTTTAAAAATATCATTCTTCTTTTGTTTGATATTTTAATTATAGACCAATAAGACAACAATGTCAAGCCCATAATTAATAAATATTCCATACTATTTAGTTTTTTTGACTGGTTCTTGGCTTAAACTTAAAACCATAGAGTTAAGTTTATTAACCTCAAGTTGTAGTTTTAATGACTCTAGTTCTACGTCAGATAGTTTTTGTTTATAAAATCTTATTAGTTGAAGTAGTTCATTTTTTTCTAAATTTTCCATTACCCCCTACTTTCTTAGATCAAAGGCAGTTCCCTGCCAAACCTTCTCTAGTTTTTTCTTTTCTCTTTGCGTAATTGCACGGCTCCAAGAGAAACCTGCATCTCCGCCCCAAGCATCCCACATAATTCTTCCATTAGATGGAAACTCTGGACCATCGTAAAAGCCTTTTCCTTTTTTATCTACCTCATGGCGTGAGAAAAAAGAGTACATTCTTTTAACAGTACTAAGAGACATTGCTGATCCATTTACAATATCAGTTGCACGTCCCCAACCTACTGGAGTTCCTGCTCCCTTGGCCTTGCCATCCGCTTTCCATTTTAAAGCACGACGAGCAGCAGCCTTCATGCCAGATGTAGGAGTGTATGTATCAGCCATGTTCCTCTACCTTGTTTTTTTCATAAGACTTGCCCATAAAAAATGAACCAATCATTAATAATCCTATTGCTAATGAATGCAAGAAATAAAATGTATTCATTTTGATTTCTTCTTTTCTTGCTTAGCAGTACGTTTTTCTTTAAGAGTCATCTTTGGCTCTTTCTTTTTATTAACATTACCCTTTTGTTCTTTATTTGCCATTACTTGCCCCCTTTTTTTCTTTTGGATACTGACCAAGATCCGCTTTAATGCTACCGTCTTTCCTTAAACGAACAATTCTTCCATTCTTTATTTGCAATGGATTGAATGCATGGTTTTTAAAGAAAGATGCTGAAGATTTTTTAGACATTATTTTTTAAACGGATTTAAATCAAATATAGATCCGCCCCATCCCTCTGCTTGTTTCTTAATTGTATTAGACTCAGGGAAAAGGTTTACCACTCTTTCTGGCTTGTCTACGCTTTTTGCAAAGTCTTCAAACAATGATTTCTTCGTTGATCTTGAATGTCCTTTTGGAAATAAATCTAGGTCAAATGGTTTTCTTGGAAATCTTCCACGCAGTCCAGCCATAAAAGCATTTACTCTACCCATCGCCCATTGCTCTGCACTAGAAACACTCCCACGCACTGATGATGGGTTAGTTCTATATGCTCCAATACCACGGCGATAAACTGCTTGTAGCGTTGCTACGGTAATTCTTTTATCACCATCTTTACCTTTATTGTAATTTTCAACAAGTTCTCTTAATCTTGATTCAGAAGCCTTTGCCATGGTGTCATCCATGTCATACATTTTTTCATTATCAATAGGTTCAGAAGAAACTCTTAAAGACTTAACTGGTTTTGCAACACGTCTATCTGTCTTTGTTCTTTTACCTTTTTCATCTGTTGCATAAACTCTTATAACTGCTACAGGATTATCTGCAGACGCTTCTACTTTTTCATTAGTACCCGCAATGTTTACAGTTCCAGAACGTTCAACCCTTTCTACAACTCCATGTGCAGATTCTGTTTTATCTGGTGGTTTTGGAACTCCAAATGTTACGTGATCTCCGACAGAAACTGATTTTGCTTTTTCCATATCATCTTCTATCTCGTATGTTTTTCCAACAGGAACGCAATTAGGAACCATACGTCCACCTTTTTCTTTCATGCCACGTTGTTCATACCCAACCCAACATGCTTTTGCTACGTTGTCCCACTTATCCATTTCTTCATCTTCTGAATGATAAGACTTTCCCATTTCCATATCTGTGTTCATATGATGCCCTTCTAATCTATCTAGTTTAGTAGCATCATTATGCATCATGCCAATACTGTATGCACTTTCTTTCCAACTACCTTTTTCTTTTTGTTCTTCATAAATTCTAACGGACATTGCAGGGTTTTCTGGAGGCATTGACTGAAGAGCATATTCTGAACCCTCACTTCCAAGAGTTCCTCCCTCTGTCATTATGTGTTCAATTTTTCCATGGACAAGACCTACCTTTGTTTCACCCATTACAAAATCGCCTTCTACAATATGACTCATGCTTTTATTATATCAGAGTTATTTTTTACGAGTTAGGCGTTTAAGTTCTTCTATAGCCCAGACATCCTGCTTGCGTAGTTTTGACATTTCTACAGGATCAAAAGATTTATCTGTAATTGTTACTATTGGCTCTTTTGCTAAAAAGTCTATGTCCACATAGCCTCTTTCCCATAATGAAAGTATTTCAGCATTGACTCTATTAAGATGATCGTGATAAAGTTCTGGCATTACCTGCTCAATTTTGGGGGTAAATGAATATAGCAATGAGCCATCTTCAGAATCAACACCTGCAACTTCAAGTGCTCCATCAAGAATTAACTTTTCAATCATTTCATTTTCATCTGAAGTCATATTTTTCCCATCTGGATTAAAGATCCTTTTGAATAATTTTTTCATAGTTCCCCGTTTCAGCAAAAGTTAAAAACTCTTGCAACTTTTCTTTTGTTTGTGATCCAGTTAGTCTTTGAATTTCTTGGTTTTTATTAATAATAATAAAAGTTGGTAATGATTTAATTTCAAATTTATTTACCAACTCTTTCTCTATATCGGCATCAATCATTTGAAATTTTAAACCTGGTCTATCTCTGTTAATTTCTTTTACTATTGGTTTAATATTTTTGCATGGTTGACACCAATCTGCAGTAAAATAAAAAACGTTTGTTAAATTTAATATATTGTTATTCATAATATTTTTTCTTTCTTCTTGTGATTTTACTTTTAAATTTGAGTAATTACCATATTCAAATTCTTTTTCTTTTCTTTTTCTCATTCCTGGACAATAAGTCCTTGTTTCTTTCATACACTCTAAGTGTAATGGATGTATATCTGAAAAAACAAAATTTCCATCACTTTTAATTTTATCAGTATTTGGATTTTTCCATCTAACAACATTTTCATCATCATTTATTTTTATTCCACAATAGGAACATAAATTTTTATAATAAACAATATCTTCATTTTCTTGAATTACTCTTAAAAATCCATTTATATTGTTTATTGCTGCTGATTGCCAAGGCACAGGAACTTTATCAGCGAGTTTGGACATTTTACGATGTGTTTTTTTAACTTTTGAAAATGGTCGTGGTAAACCAACAAAATTTCTATGTGACTCATTCCATTCAATACCTTCAAAAATATTTTTATTCATTTTTTATATCCAAACTCATTAAATTCCCAATTCCATTCACTATAAATTTTTTGTAATTGAGTTTTTGAAAAAACATCTTCTGGTTTTATATTTTTTGGTCTAAATGCTTTTTCTTGTGCGGTAATTTTAATATTAGGAATACTGTGTTTAGGTAATATTTTATTTATTTCTAACTCTATTCCATTTTCATAAAATAAAATTTCATCAACTTGTATTTTATTTTCTTTAGATAAATAAATATATTTATTGCTTGTATGCCAAGACCAACCAAGTTCATTATTAAAATATTTATTTGTTAAATTATTTTTTTCTTTTTGTTTTAATTCATTCCAAACATTATTTTTATCAATAAAATATAATCTATGAAAAAAATGAGACAAAACAGCATCATACGGATTTCTAACAAAAACATAAGATTTTATATTTTTTAAATTAACTTTATTTTGTATATCAGAATAAGACATGTGATTGTGAAACCCTTTATAATTTCTGGGTTTATAATTTAAAAAAATTTTTTCATTTTTAATTGCCCACTCTGGATCACTAGATGTTCTTGGAGTTATTATTGCATTTTCTGGAAGAACCATTGACAATTCAACTTCTAAAGAGGTCCCGCCAACTTTTTGATTTTTTAATAATAAAAAATTATTATCTTTTGATAAAATCATTTTTTACTTATTAGACTTTGCTCTAGCCTTTTTTAATGCTTCAAAATCTTTAACTTTTGTTTCACCAAGATATCCCCAGGCATATCCATCATTAATCATTTTATTATTTATAGATTCTGATTCTCCATTAACATATACCCATCCAAGAATACGTCCATATTTTTCTGATGAATCCATTTTTTCTGTACGAATTACTACAGACTTTGCATCCTTTAAATATTTTTTTAAATATTCTTTTGCCTCAAGACCAAGAACTTTTTCAGCCTTATCAGTTGTACGAGACTCTGGTGTATCAATTCCAGCCAAACGAACACGAGATGAAAATAAAATATCAAAACCTAAATCAATAATGACATCAATAGTATCACCATCAACAACATTCTTTACTTCTTTAACAAAATATTCATACATAAACTCTTACCTTTCTTTTAGTTTTTCTCTTTCATCAATAATATTAAAAGCAAATTTCATTAAATTTGCATATCCAGATGAAGTTTTAATAATTTTATTATAATGATGTCCACAAAAATAAAGAGATCCAACTTGTCCTTCTGCTTTAATAAATGCCTGAGACTGGCATAAATCACAGCGATCTAAATTATTAATTTTCCAATTTTTTTCTGTAAAACTTGGATGTTCTTTAACAATGTTAGTCATATTATTATTATACATCTATTTTCTGTTGTCGCTTGAATAAAATCCACTACCATTAAAAATTGCAGCAGGAGCGCTCCAAAGCCTTTGCATGGATTCACTACAGCATATTGGAGATTTATCATCACCGATTGATTTTTCAAATTCAATTTGTGAAGAACAAATAGAGCATTTGTAGTCGTATCTAGGCATAAACTCTCCTTAAGTTCTACTACAAGTATATCAAATAATGGGCAGTTTTACAACATACCCAGGTTGCTTTTTTATTTTATTTTAATTACTTTAGGTTTTTTGTCTTCAGGAATAACACGAACAATGTTAATTGTCAACATTCCATCCTTTAGTTCTGCACTAGACACTTCCATATATTCACCAAGAGCAAAGGATCGTACAAATTTACGACCAGCAATTCCCTTGTGAACTACTTCAGCATCTGTGACATCAACAATTTCACCTTTAATTACAAGGGTTCCATTGTCTACTGAAACATTAATATCTTCTTTAGTAAATCCTGCAAGAGCAGTAGATAAACGATATGTATCTTCATCTAGTTTTAAAAGATCATATGGAGGATATGATTGTGAATTTACTTTATGTGCTGTATTTAAACGGCCTAACTCTCTGTTAAAGCCAATAAAAAAAGGATCATTGAATAGATCCATTGCGAACTGTGTTACCATTTTATTCCCCTTTCAAGCGAATAAGTTAATATACCCCCCTTATGGGCAGGTATATAACTATTATATCAGAATTTGTAGCCCTACAGAGAATTGAACTCTGCTCACCAAGATGAAAGCCTGGTATCCTGACCACTAGAAGATAGGGCCTTGGAGCGAAAGACGAGATTTGAACTCGCAACATCTACCTTGGCAAGGTAGTACTCTACCATTGAGTTACTTTCGCAACACTTTAATTATTCAAGTGTCCATTTTTCTAACATAGTTAATATTAAACCAAGTTGCTCTATAATTTTATTTTTTGATTCTGTAATTAATTTTTCTTCAATTTGAACAATAGTTGATCTTTCATTAAATAAAACCAACTCATCAAATAAAATGTTTGATGAATTACTTCTTGTTGAAGAGCATAATAGTGTTGACTCTTCACAAACAAATTGTTTTGTACTTGCAGAAACAACTGCGCTTGTATTTTGAGCAGGAGCAACCTCAGTCATTTGAAATGCTCCATTTGTATTTGTAAAGTCTTGAACTCCAAACTCATAATTTCTGACTGAGCGTGAGACTGAAACCTCTGTTTCAATTGCAGATGTGCTTGATGCAGATTCAATAACTGTTTGACTTTGAGTTGTGTTTGTTTCGGTAACTTGGAAAACATTGCGATTATCATTGTATGTCACATTTGGCCCATGGACACCACCAATATTTCCATTTTTATCTGAAGTAGATTGTTGAACTATTAAACAACCTGCAGGGCAGCCCATATATTCAGACTCCATGGTCTTATCATTATTGCCAAAATATTCAATACTTCCAGTAATTACACCATGAACTACGCCAGTTTCTGGATTAACAATTGCAAAACCACCAACTGGTTCACCAGTTTCTCCTGCCTGTGCACTATTAATAGACAAAGTTAAAATTGCTAATGTTAAAGATAAAATACCTAATATTTTTTTCATTTTTTACTCCTTTATTTTAAATACAACCTGACATGGGTCTCCACCTGATTCCCATTCTTCTTGCTCTTCTTCTGTCATGTATGGATCTCCATCATGAGTATTGCAAAACGGTTCTGTTATCCATCCCCGTTCAATTCCATTATTTAACCAAATTTCAAATTCATCAAGACTTAATGTTTTATCTTGAAAATTTTTTAATATATCATCAAAATTTGCCATATATAAAGTATACTCTTAAATGCTGACTACGTCAATTGGCCCCATGCAAGTAGGACTAAACTTTATTGCTGAACTAATCGCTCCAACAACACGATTACGAGGATTTTTAGATTTTTCTGTAGCCGATAAATATCCATAAGCATATTCTGCTCCTGAACCCATTGCTAAATAATCTAAATTATATTTTGATAGGGACATATCAATAGCATTATGTTCATATATTTGACCTTTAATGCAAATAATAAGACCTAGATCTCCTTCTTTAGTCGTGTCCACCCACCAGTCTTCATAAAAATTTCTAAGTTGTTTAATAAATTTAGTTTGCATAAATTTATCTAAATCTTTTATGTCTGGTATGTATGGATTAAAATTATATCTAATACGTTCTCCATCTAATGCACCAGCATATCCAATTAAATATGGACCAAGTTTCCAAACCTTTGGAGATGTTAATGGAAGGATTGTATTATCATCTGAGGCGCCACGATCACCAGCCATATAAATCTTATTAGTTGCGTGATCACGCACAACAGCAATACATGTCATTAGATACCCCTTTATATTTTAATTTAAGTATATCATAAAAAATACAATATTTCAACTTTTGATATTAATAATATTTTTCAATATAAATGCCTTGTTTTTTTAAATTTAAAAGAATTTCATCATATTTTTTGTTAAAATTTTTCCATTCTGTGATATTTTCTTTCCAAACTCCAACAGACATTTTTTCAAAATTTACCTTATCATCTAAAAATTTTTGAATTTCTATTTCATTTTCTATATTTAAAAATTTTAAAATATTTAAAAAAGAATTTTGTTTATTATTTATAGCAAGATCTTCAAATCTTAATAATAGATAATCCTCTTTATTAATTTTTTTAAATTCATCAAAACAACTAATAACTCTTTTTTCCCACCAAACTAAAAGTTCAATTTCTGTTTGAGGTTTAGAAAATATTACCCAATCTTTAGAATATTTTCTAGTATGCAAAAATAAAGAATATGCTGTGTCTCTTCCATCTCTTATTAAATTTATAAATTTTGCATCTATAAAGATATTTTTAATTCTTGATGCATTTTTTGTATTATTCGGTGTAGAATCTCCCAAGTATTTTGCATTTTTTTTAAATTCATTTTGATTTTTAAAAAAATTAAAGTGTTTGGTTTTTATTTCATCAACAGTATTTTTTTTGTTATCAAAAGAGTCTAGCAGTCCACCTGGTTTTGTTAAAATTTTTATTTCATCTGGCACACTTGCATAAAACTTTGAATGTTTTCCTAATAACTCTAATGTTATTGTTGTTCCGCTTCTTGGGCTTCCTCCAATAAAAATTGGAATCACTTTATTTAATATTTTGACCACATGCTGAGCATGTTTTTACTTTATTTTGTGATTTTTTTACTGCAGGGGCAGCACCAAACTTAGGTCTACCAAACCCTACAATGGAAACCATAATATTTTTCTTATTTTTTTTAAAGGCACGAAGTTTTTTACAAACCTCTCCACCATTACGTTGACTACCTTTAGGATCTCCTGATGTATTTCCTTCAACACACCAGACTGTTCCATCTCCATTGTCTGCTACTACTATTGCTACGTGGCTAATTCTATCTACCCCGTCAGATGGGAAATCAAAGTATGCAATATCTCCTGGCTCTGGATCTGCTAAGTCACCATCAATCCATGAGTTTGCTTTTTTAAATGCTTGTGCACCACCAGGAGTATAAACAGTATTTGGAATCTTTACTCCTGCTTCATTGCCACACCAGTTAACAAAAGAACCACACCAAGGTTGAAAGTTAGCCTTTGTAAAAGCGCCATACTTTGTTTCATTATCTTTAGGACCTTCAACAGTTCCTACTTCTGCAGTAGCAACTTCAATAAGACGTGCTGCTGTTCCTTGCTCTGCCATTATTTTACCCAGTCTGTGTCAACTGGTTGTTCTTCTGGCATTGCGCCGTCTGGCTTAGATAGTCTACGTGCTTTAGCATCATCAATTTCTGCATCTAATTTTTTACCATCTTGTGTATTTTTAGCATCAACTTCTTTGTTGGCTATCTGTGCTGCCATAACATCTTTAGCACCAGATTGACCAATTAACAAACCTGCTAATGTTCCTGTAATAAATGTTGCTACACTGCCAAGAACATTAAAAAACATTTTGTCATTTTCTGATTGTCCTGTAATTGGCTGGGTAACAAATATAAGTGCGTACAAAATTCCTAACGATGTACACAATAAAATTGTTCCAAGTGTAATTCCTAATATAAACTTTAATCTTGCATCTAAATCTTGAGGCGACAATCTTTCTTTAGCCATTTTATTTTTCCTCTACCTT